ACGATCGGGCCGAGGACGACAAACGGAGTCGCCAACAGCCACGCGGCCCACTGCCCGGCCACCGCGTCACCGACCACGACCGCAACGGCCCCCGCGCCAGTGGCATAGGCTGGCAGGTCGCCGAGAAGCCAGTCCCGGCGCACGCGCGTTGTCGGGGTGCGCAGGTATTGCAGGGCCTCCCAGACGCCGCCCCACCAGCCTACGGTGAGCGTGACGGCGAGCCAGGGGGGGGCGTCAAACGCAAGCGCGCCAAGGGCGGTCCAAGCGGCGATCCAGCCGTGTGATGCTTGGTTTTCCGCGACCGAGTCGGGCGTCGGGCGGGTGTCGCCGTCGGACGCGCGGAGTGCGCCGATCAGGTCGCGCAGGCGGGCGAGGATCATGGCGTCGTCTCCACAGGAACCAGCCCCATCACTGCAAGCGCCGCAAGCCCGTCGTCGCCCAAGATCGCCGTGATCTGCGTTGGCGATGCAAGCGGGCTGGCGCCATCCTGAATAAGCGCCACAGCCGCTTGAGCGCGCGCGGCGCCCGTCATGTTGACCACGTTGTCGGTGTCCCACGAGGGCCGTGCAAGCGCTGATGTTGCCAGTCCTAAGAACTGGGTTCCGATTATGCCTGACGCAGCGGAATACAGATTCCCATCGGCGTCCCTCCATGTTCCGCCGTTATAGGTCAGGGCGTCGGCGGGGCCGAACGCGAGGATCATTGCGAGGTGGTTGGCGTCGGAGACCATAGACACGGGGCAGGCGATTGTGATCCTCATGGTGTGGTATATCCCCCGGTTACGTTGACGGTCCACCCACTAGCGCGCAGAGTGTCGATTGCGGGCTGCCCTACGCCCACGGACGGAGCCGACCCGCCTGACTGGTCAAACCGGCGCGTCCCAGCCGCAATGCCCGAGGCGACAAGCGAAACTAGAATATTGTCGATACTGGCTTCCGAAAGATTTGTGCCGGTAAAGGCGTTGTTAAAATCACCACCGCTTATATCGTCAAAGAAATTTGCTGGAAAATTGGCGAGTGAGGCGCAATTGAAAAACATGCTTTGAAAATTAGTGCCGGAAGATGTATCAAGCGAAGTCATGGTCACGACGCTGCTATTAGAAAAAAACGTTGATCTGAAGCTCACCACGGAAGATGTGTCATACGCTGGGACCGTCACTTGACCCGTGCAGTCTTCGAATGCAAACGAAAGATTGGTGCATGAAGACATATCAACCAGAGGAAATTGCGTGACTTCAGACCTGCCTCTCCAAAACACGCTCATATTAGTAACTGCGCCGTAACTGGCGGTCGCACCATTCACAACCATTTCCGCCTCGGCTGCGGCCTTTTCCACGGCGGTTAGCGAGCCATTGCGAATAACCTGTCCCACCAGCGCTCCGCCGGGGAAATATTTACCGTTTCCTCTTCCGCCGATTTCATAGGCTCCTGCGGGGATTGTTACCTCGTAAGACGCCGTTCCTACGTCTGTTCCGATCACCATTGTGCCGGTCCAGCCAAGACCGGGGACCGTGATGCCCATCACGTCGTCAACTTTGTCCAGCGTTAGCCGGGGGGACGGTGCGGTCTGATACGTGAGGCGCTTGGACGCGGTTTCTTGGGTCGCGTGGTTGTCTCGACCGGACCTGTCGGCCATCCGCGACACAGACTGCCCTGCGGCATCAACAGGGGCCTCGACGCCGTCCTCCGGTTTTTGGAAAAGCGTGCCGAGCGTGGACGGGTCAAACCACGCGCCCTGTTGACCTCCGGCGAAGAGCGACGCGATGGTTGGAGCCGCACCCCCACCCCCGCCGCGCCGCGTGAGGCCCACGCCTAGTCCAAGCCGCGCCATCAGACGACAAACGCCACAATGCCGGTCGCCGTCGTGCCGGTCGCCCACACGCGCACGATGCCGACCTGAAGGTCAGCGCCAGCGGCCACGGCAATAGTGCGATCCGTGCCCGCAACCGTCGTGATCTTGATGTTGCCCGCGCTGCCCGTGACGCGCAGGCAGATCGCCACCCCTCCAGGAAGGTCAGCGCCGTCGTTGGGCGTGACCGGAATGACGTCGCGGGCGAACCCCGAGAGGTTGCCGCCGGATGACGTGAATGGATTGCCCATGGCTTTTTACTCGCTGTTGAGTTTGAAGAGGGTTTGAGGAACGTAGCCAACGTTGGCTGTCACGCTTGACGGAGTTACGCCAATGCCGTAACCCCTAGAAGAGTCAATATCTATTTCCAAGGTTATTACCTGACCCGCAGTGAATGTAATATCTTGGCTTGGCACAGAGCCGTTTTCTGAAGTAGAAAAAGACCCAGTAGAGCTGGTTACTCCGTCAACTTTCCAATACCAAGTATAACTCGTATACTGCGGCGGTTCTGTGTAGGCGATGCCCGTGCTTGTTGACACAATAAACCTTGCCGCCCCTGTGTAGGCACTCATTGTGAACCTAAGCACCGTAACGAGCGATGTGGTGGTAAATCTGCCGCTTATAACCTGCTCAAATTCGGTGCTTTCAATAATGTTAACCGTATTATCGGCGGATATTGTAACAACCGGCAACCCGTCCCCCGGCCTTGCCGCCGCAAGCCCGTAGATACGCGGCGCTCCGGTCGCGCCCTCGGCAATCGCCACGGGATTATCGCGCAGCGCCGTCACCGTTGACCCGCTCGGGATGCCGCCAACGCCAACCGCTCCGGCTGGTAAATCTGTAAACGTCGTCATTGCGGTTTATCTCCTGCGCGCATTATAGCCACCTGAAAGGACGCGGAACGCCGTTGCCGTCGTTGCCGTCGTCGTCTAGCCAGTAGCCTATCTCTTGCTTCTGTTGCTCAGTTGCATCAACAAACGGCGTTATGTCGCTTTCTTGCCACAACCATAGCACGCCGATAGACCCGTTGTCCTCCATCGTGTAGGAGTAGCGGCTCCCGGGCGCGCTGGAATGCGCCGATGTAATAAGCCAATTTCCCGCACGCTTTGAGCCGTCGAACTTAACGTCAAGGAAATGCTCAACATTTACAGAGTCGCCCGTCCAGTAGGTTCCGGCTTGCGGTGCGCTAAGCTCCATCGTCGCCTCACGCCGCACGTCCTTAAACCGTTGCAAATATGTCGATGCGGTTGATGCCGCGATGGCGTCGGTCTGGATGAACCGGCAAAACAATTCGCGGATCGCAGGCTCGCCGCCATATTGCGCCTGCTTGTCAACGTCGATGGCAACCTGCGCCCGCTCGTATGAGCCTTTGTCGGTGATGCTGGCGATGGGACTGCGCAGGCCGTAATAGACAAACACCTGCGACGCGCGCTCCTCCGGCCTTTCCTTGATCGCAAACGACCCGGCCAGGATATGCCCCTCATCGGTCAGCGTTAAAGGTGCGAAGTCCGGGCGCTGCGCCTTGAGGATGATCTTTTGAACGCGTTCATCCCACCAGACATTGGCCATCGCTTGCAGGCAAACTTCGCCCGCCAAGTCGTCGATCTTGGTTGGCTCGGTGATATACGCCGTGAATTGATAGGCGCTGCGCCACAACGTGTATTCAGCGTCCCACTCGGTCGCGTTGACGTAAGCCGCGTCAATGCCGCCGCGCGTCACCAGCAGGTCATAGAGGATATCGCTAAACGGCTCGGCGACATACGCCACCACCGTCTGCACGCGCCCGTTCTGCTTGTGACTTGCGGCCTCGGTGTTCAGCGCCGCACGGGTTAGCCCGGTGATCCGCACGTTGCTATCAACGAGCGACCGACCCGTGTATTGGATAAGCTCCGACCCGATCCGCACCCACCCCGTCGCGGGGTAGTCGGCGACAACAGCGCCCGCCACGTCAAGCGTTGTCACGCTGGCGTCAATGTCCGAGGCAAGCGCGCCCGGCGACAACAGCGGCGCGGTGATGCCGGTGTCGGTCACTTTGCGCAGCGCATCCTTTGCGGTGATGCTCACGCCGTCGCGGCCTGCGTCGATCTTCTCGATGAGATATTCGCGCTTAATCATTTCGGCGAGAGTATCGCCGAGGCTGCCCTCGTAGATGCGCAAAACATACCCGACATGGAACGGATTGCGCGAAAGCCACTTAGACCAAAAGGAACCCTGCGCGGCCGGGTCATAACTGCGATCCGCCACGTAAGGATCGGTCTCGACGTCGTTGCTCGGCGAGTCCTTCAGCTTGACGCTGCACACCGCGCGCAATCCAAGCGGGCCTTTATTCCGCGATCCGCTTGCGACGTTAAGCACGGTTGGCGCGGTCTGATACCCCATCAGCGTTGGGATAGCCGTTGCAGGCTGGAACGCGCCTGCCTCAGTGCGCCACTCGTAAGACCCCATCGGCACGAACCGCAGCGCAAGTGACGCCGTGAGGTTGAGCGCCGAGCGGAACTTGCACGTCGCGTCGGTGTTCCAGCATTTATCGCCGGTCGCGTTGCATGGAGACACCCCGAACACGCGGCTGCAAAGCGGCTGCACAATCTCAATAACTTGGATGGGCTGCGTTGCGAAAGCCATCAGAACACGCCCGTGACCGCAAGCGACACGCTCACGTAATCGTTGACTCCCATGGTTTCCGGCGCGACGTCGCTATCCGTCCAGCACCACGCCACATCATCCGAGAACCGCGCGGGGTTGCCTATGATGCCGAACGGGTAGAGCGGCAATGTCTTGGCGAACGGCTCGAAATAGGTCCGATACCAGTCGATGCGCAGATGCTCCCACGAGTAGGAGCCTGTCACCGCTTGGCGCATAAGCTGCCGCCCAAGCCATTGCCCGGTCTCGCTGAATTGCTGCTTAGCCTGTGTCACGCGGTTGATAGATGTTGGCGTATGCCCCGCGTAAAATGCCTGCGTCAGTTGCAGCGCCACGCCCGCGCGGATAATGCCAACCGTCACATCATCGCCCTCATCGACCGAAATGCGCAGGCGGCGCGTCGAAATCGCGTTGCCCGATCCGTCGGAGATCATGGCGGCTATCGTGCCGTTGTCCGCTGGCGAGATTGTGGCGTGATCCGTAAAGCCCGCCGCAAGGTCCGGACTTGTTGCGATAACAACCGCCTTACCACTCAGGGAGTGCGCCGCGATGAACACCGTGTCAATGTTCGCCGCCGCGCCAAGCGTCAACAGCCACGAAACCGCGCCGGTGCCGGGAACCCACCGTTGAAACGTGTAGTCGTTGGCCGCAAGCTCCGGCGTCGCTCCGCTGCCCGTGACCGCGCCTGTGACAGTGCTGTAGAGAATGCGCGCGTTGGTCAGAGGCTCGTTGCTTCCGAGGGTGTAGCCCGTGGTAGAGAGCGTCATGCGATAACCCCGCGAATTGTCCCGCCGTTGCGTTGTGCGTTGTTAAGCTGCTCAACCATCTGGCGGGCGAACGATTCGCCGAAGCCCATGCTGTCGTTTTGGATGTTGAAGCTGAAGGTTTGCGTGCGGTCGGGTTCTTTAGCCGCCGCCGCAGCGCCAGCCGCTGCTCCCGCGCCACCGCCTGCCGACGCGCCGCCTCCGCCGGGCCTTGCCGACATAATGCTTTTGACGTTGGCAAAGCCGGTCGCGATAATGCCCGCCGCGATTGCGTAGGAGTATGGAGCCGGATGCTCTGACAAGGCGCGGTTAGCGCCCGCGAAGGTGTCGGCAATCGCCATGGCAACGCGAACCGCCTTCGTCTCGCCAAACAATGCCATTAACCCGCCCTTGACCGAGGCATACGCCGCATCTTGAGAGCGCTGCGTTTGCTGATTCTTGCGCTCCTCAATTGATGCAACGCGGCTGGCATGCTCTTGCTCAAGGCGTTGAAGCGCGGCCTTGTGGTCGGCGGTCGTCAGGAACTCAGTTGCCAGCGCTTCGGCAAGCGTTTGCTGGCCTTGAGCATACCATTCTGCCGTTGCCTCTGATTCGGTCTGCCAGCCCGCGCGCAAAGCCTCAAGGCGCATCGCCATTCTCTCGGCGATCTGCTCCGGCGTTTCTGCGCCCATGCCCGCGCCACCAACGCCACCAGCCCCAGCGCCGCCCATTCCCGGAAGCTCAGGAACAGTCGCGCCTGGCAACGCAGCCGCAGCCGCGTCAGCCGCATCAGCCGCGGCCATTGCCTCGCGCAGCGCTATCAGGCTCTCAAGAGGCGCTGTTGCAGCGTCAACCGATGCCGCGACGGCCTCGCCCATGCGGACGGCGCGAGCCTCGAACGCGCTGATGGTCGCCCCAAGCCCGATGACGCCCTCGCCTGCCGACATTGCCGATTCTGCGAGGCTATCGCCCAAGCTGCCAAGACCCGGAACGCTGGAAACTCGCGCGGCGAGATCGCTGAGAAAGATTGACCACTTTGCCTGAATGCTTTCCAGCATCTTCATAAAGGCAATTTCGACTTTCACGAACGCAAGGCCAAGCACGTCGATCAGCGTAGACCCTCCCGCCTTGATCCGACCCCATACCTCAGACGCCACATCCGCCAAGATGCCGAGCGCTGCGCCGAAGCTGCCAGCGCCCTTGACTAGCCGCATCATCTGAATTGCAAGCTCGCCCGCGATAACGATAACCGCGCCGATGCCGGTCGCCATTATAGCGCCCCGCAGCGTTACGGCGGCGGCGGCTGCCGCGATCATCGACCCCGCAGCGACAACAAGCGCGGGTATGTAGCTCAAGAGAAGCACGCCAGCCGCAGCGCCAGCGTAGACCGCCACCCTGTCAAGATTGTCAATAACGGGCTGCATAGACTCAGCCATAGCTGTTAGCGCAGGCGCAATCGTAAGGCCTATAAAGTCAGCCGTGGCCCTCACAAATGCGGACATGGCCTCCACGATGCCAGTATCAACAAGCGCCACCCCAAGCGCGGTGAACGCCGTGCCGAGCTGAGCGGTTGACGCCCTAAGCTCGCGCCCGCTTGCGACAGTGCTGTCGGTGATTAAGCCGTATTTGGCCGCCTGCTCACCAATTTCCGCAAAAGCCTTGCCGCCGTTTTGCAAAAGCGGAATAAGCAACGATGAATCCGAGGCGATGGCCTCAAGGTAAAACACCATTTCCTTTTGAGAAGCGCCCGCTTTTTCCAGCGACGAAACGTAAAGCTGCAACGCCTGGGGGCCTGATAGCTTGGCAAATTGATCTGCGGTCACGCCAACTTTAGGCGCGATCTTTTCGAAGAAATCCTTTAGCTCACCGCCGCCGGTGGCCATAAAGTCACCGATCTTGTCGTTTGTATCGCGGAAAATGTCCGAAAGCTTTGCGTTTTCAATGCCGAGCGACCGAGCGCCAGCGGCTGCGCGCTGAAACTCGCTTAGGCTTGCGCCCGCCGCGTTGGCGAGGTCTTGCATCTCGACGGCTGCGCGCGCGCTTTGAATCGCAAACGCGCCAACCGTAGCGGCGAACGCAGAAACAGCCGCGCCCGCCGCCCGTAGGCTTGAGTTCAAAGGGGCTATATTGGCCCCGATGTTTACGAGGATGTCAGGAATCCCAACCATCTAAGCCCGCCTTTATCTCGTCAATCGCGCCTCGGGTCAGCTTGCCCGCGTAGTCACCCTCTTGGCGTGGCCGCTTCCATTCGTATTCGCAAAGCCACTCCGAAAAGGTCATGCTCCAAAACTGATCCGGTGCAATTCCCCATTCGCGCGCTATGAGATACATCGCATCCCAGTTTATGCCCTCGGTCGGCGCGCCTTCGCCGCTGCTTTCTGCGTCGCCTTTACCGCCGGGGCCTCGGGATTTTTTGCGTCTGCCGCGCTCGGACTAACGGCTTCGCCAAGCGCCTTGACGTAGGACTCCATGTGCGCCTGATTAGTTATCATCGCGCAATACACGTTGTCCTCATCGCACGCCGCGCCGCCCGCTTTGAGCAATTCAGCAGCGACGAATGCAAGGCCACTCATGTTCGGCGCTGAGGTGGAGAACGAGTGCAACACCATCATCGGCGACACGCCTTGCGCCTCGATGCGGCGAAGTAGCTTATTGGACGGCGTGACAATAATATCAACGCCGCCCCACTCCATGACGATCTCACGAAACACGCCACCCATCAGGCTGCCGTGAAGGCAAACGCGCCGCTCGACTGGAACGATGCGGAGAACGTGGTTTCGCCGTCGTGCGCTCCGCCGACTTCAAACGAGGTGATAAAGAAATTCGCCACGAGCGTTGCGCCGCTGGCGAAGTCGATCACATATTCATCCAGCACCGCAGCCGCGTTGCCCGTGGCCGCAGTAAGAAGCGTGTCGCCGACCATCACGCCCTCAACGCTCAGGTCGATGGTTCGCACCCCGAAGTCTGCCAAGAGCGTGCGGACGCCCGCGCTATCTTTGCTCGTAATGTCAATGGGCTCGTTCCCGACGGTGAACGTATCCACCCGCGCGCCAGCGATGACGACAGCCGAAGAGGCGTCGCCCAACGAAATTCTGACGCCCGTGCGCCCGCTTGAAGCTGCCATATTGGCCTCCTATGGGATGTGCTGTTGCAATCATACCACAGGTGTTACGGTAATGCCACAAGCCGAAACGTCATGAGCGCGCGGCGCGTAATCCCATCAGGGTCGCGCGAGAAGGCCATGCCCTCACAGTCCAGCCGGACGAAGCCGGGCAACGTCGCCACAATGTCGGCTCGATCAAGCGCGGTGAAGCAGGCCTGCGCCACGGCCTCGCATTCGCCCGTCTGCAATCGTGACCATACGTCAACCTGGATGAGGGCGGACGTGCCGACCGAGTCCTTTGTGCTGAACCCGGGGTCACTAACTTGCAGGCATGTGATGTAGGGAAACCCCGCGTCGCTTGACGGGTCCGACACCTGCGGCGCTTGCTCCCAAAATATCGCGGTCACGCCGTAGGCCGTCGATAGCTGCGACGTGACGCCCGTGACGTTCAGGAGGTTATAAAACGCGGTGCGAACGGCAAAGGGGATCATTCTGCGGCCCTCCTCATGGCTTCGCGTATCGCCTCCTCAAACGGCCCGCGCTCTGCATCGGTCGCGGGTCGCCAAGATGGGCGCGGCTGCAAGCCTTGACTCCCGAACTCCAACTCGTAGGCGTAGTCAAGGCGGCTCCCGATCTGCGCGGTATCAGGCGACGGGCGAGAATAGAAGATTGACGAGGCAAGCGTGCCGGTGTCGTTTGCCGGGGCCTCGCCCGCTGCCGATGATTGATGCGTGCGGCTGAGGTTCTGGCCTGGCGCGCGGGTATACACGCGCCCGGTCTTGGGGCCTTGAAGAATGGCGCGCTTAACCCTCGCATTGACCTTTAAAGCGGTCTTGGTGATTTCGCGGCGCACGTTTGCACGCAGCTTGCGCTCATATTCAAAAAGCCACCGCTCAAGGTCGTCAACCCCGCTAACGCTCATGTCGCCACCCCCGCGTCCGCGTCAATCTCTAACCACTGGTTCCGAAACTCGACGTTATCAATCCGCGTGATGTTGTGCGCGCGCGTGCGGATTAGCACCCTGTCGCCCTCGCGGAGCGCAGCGCTATACCGCACGACAACGCGCAGCCTCGCCACGGCGTCGGTGCGGTCGCCTGTGCGCTCCTCGCGCCCGGACATGCCCCGCACGTGCGCCCGCGTGGGTGCGCCTGAGACGGTTGCCCACGCCTTTGTAAACGTGCCAGCCGCGCCCGCAGTTGCGGTCTCGCGCTGAAACGTCACCGCCTCGCGCAGGATGCCGCTGGAATAGTCGCAACACAAGCCCATCAGATTCTCACGTTGCGATAACGCGAGACAATCTCAGCCGCGCCGCTTGCGTGGTAAGCGCTGCCCATGTCGCAGCCGTCGCCCCGATGCCCGTAGGCGTATGCCGCAAGCTGGCGCACCGCGCGCTTCAGAGGGCCGGGCACATCGCTTGCCGCATCGCCATAGCCGGAGACGTGCACAATCTCTATTGCGTTGACGGCGCGCAATGCGACCGGCCAAGCTGCGCCGGACTTGAGCGCGAGACGGCCCGGCTTTTGCGCGGTATCGACGTCAAAGGTCGCAGCCACATCAACCGAAGTGGCCACGCTATCCTCGCCGTAAACCGTGACCGACGTGATAGACGCCAGCGGCATACGGCGCAGCGTCACGAATGGAGTGCTGCCGTATGCCATCCCCATGCTAAGGCTGCCACGATGGCCCTCGCGCACGCCGTCCCACCACTGCTCCTTGTAGCCGGGCCAGCAATCAATCGTTAGCCGCCACGTCTGCGAGATAAGCGCGAGGCCCGATGCGTATTCGACCTCTTCGCGCGCCTCGGCGATTAGGCCCTCAAGATAGGCGTCGGTATCGCTCACGCCGTTAAGCTGTGCGCGCAGGTCGTCAGCCGTAACCGGCTCAACCGCCGGGCCGGTGACGAGGGTATACCCCTCTTGCTGATAGTGCCGAGCGATAGGGCGGAGGCTCATTTGCGCTTCCTCCCGCGCTGCGGAACATGAAGCATCGTTTCGGGCGGCGTGGCGATCTTGACCTCATACGCCGCACCGTCGAGAACGGCCCACTCGGCGACGTAGCCGTCAACGATAGCGCCCTCGGCAAACGACTGCTTTGCGTAGCCGTTGGGCATACACTCGTAACCGCCTGGCTGGAAAATCTTTGCGCGCATGGCGTGGCCTCCTGTGATCAGGGATGGGGCGGCAATCCCGTTGACTGCCGCCCCACGTCAAAGCTCAGGTGCGGGCGACCTTGGTGCCGACGTAGGTGGTCGGAGCGCGGTGCGGCTTGCCGAGCGTCGCCATGACCGTCACAACAGCGTCGCTGCCGGTGGTGCCGGTGATCGTGAGGCCAAGATACCGCTTGCCGCCGCGATAGCCGATTGCGCCCGCGATGCTGTGGTCGGCGTCGTCGCTGGTGACGGAAATGGTGTTGACGCCGCCAACGGTCCCGCCTGCCGCAACCGTGGTCGCCGACGCGCCCGCAGCATCGGCGGACTCTTGCAAGGTGGCCGTAAACCCGCCCGCATCGCCCGCATCGGTGACGACGTTGCACACAAGCTCAATCGTCGCCCCGTCGAACCCCAGCGTGTCGACATAGCCGGAAAGGAGCGTGCCGGTGCCGCTCATGGTCAACGATCCGAGGTGAACGCGCTGGACGTTAGAGATAAGGTCGCGCATGGCGATACTCCTGATATGGGGTTGCGTGGCCCAAGGGCGGCGCGATTGCCGCCCCCGGAGAAGTCGTTAGGACGCGAACTTGATAAGCTGGAGCGCCTCGAAGTTAATGACCGCGCCGCCGACACGCTTGGTCGAGTAGAACTCAACAAACGGCTTGGCGGAGAACGGGTCTCGCAGCGTGCGAATGCCCACGCGGTCAACGATCTGATAAGCCGACCGCATGTCGCCAACAGCGATGGAAAGCGAGCCGGTCGCCGGATCGGGCATATCCTCAAACGGGGCGACCGGATAGCCGAGCAGCGTGTCAGGCTGCCCCGCCCCAATGCCCGGCTGCCACAGGTAAGCGCCGTCCGAATCCTTGGCCTTGCGCAGGAGCGCCGTGGTCCCGCGATTCATGAACCAATTGGCGTTCAGGCGATACGGGCCTTTGAGGTTGTAGAGCGCGGTCAGCAGCACGTCGCCGCCGTTTGGAGCCACCGCAAGCCCGGCGTTCACGCCGCTGTTCGTGACCGGAATCTGACCTGGGTTGGTCGTGCCAGCCGGATAGGTGAGGAACCCACGCGGGCGGCTGACCCCATCGCCGGTGACAAACGACTCGGCCTCAGCGCGCGCGAAGCGATCCGCCACCTTGCCCGCAAGCCACTGCTCAATGTTGATTTCCGGGTCGTCCAACATCTGCTGCGTGGCGTCGGGGTTGGCGAACATCTCGTGCACGGCGATGCGCCACGCCCCGAAATTCGGCGTGCTGGTGACGGGGCGCGCGGCGGTCTCAGCGACCCAACCATAGCCAACTTCGTTGAGATCAAAGAGGCCTTCCAGGGCGTCTTTGCTGATAACCTGCACCGCAGCATAGGCGCGCATCGGCGAGGTTTCGAAGATCTTCGTGACGATTGCGCCGCTCATGTCCGGGTTGACGGTGTAGCCGCCGGTTGCGTCGCCGCCGACAGACAGAGCCTTGCGCTCGTCGTGGTCGAGGCTGTCAGGCCCCTTGCGGAAGTAGCTCTCGATGAGGCCCGCATACGCCTTGAGGCCCTCGCCGGTCATCTGACGCGCCTGCGTCTCGCCGACAAACCCCCCGGCTTGGCGACGCCACGAAGCGGCCTTCGCCTCCATCGCGGCGTCAACGTCAACGGGGTTGCCCTGATCGTCAACCACGACACGGGCGGCGCGCTTGGACGCCAGCACGGCCTCGTCTGCAACGGCCTGAGCGGCGGTGATGGCGGCTTCCATCTTGGCCAGCTTCGCCTCGGTCAGCGGGTCGGCGCTGCCCTTGGCTTCGATCTGCTTAAGCCGTTCGTCGTTGGCCTGCTTGTAGGCGTCAAACCCGGTGTGGATCGCCTTGATGGCTTCCGCCACGCCCTTGATTTCATCAGTCATTTGAATGCGTTCCCGAAAGATTGGAGGAGGTTTGCGAGGTTGGCGCGAGCCGCGTCCTCGGCCTTGCCGCCATCCACCGCAGCATCCCGCCGGGAGAGGTAGCCTCTGAAGCCAAGCGATGTGATCGCCGTGGCGTCTGCTTTTGAGTATCCTGCATCCCGCAGAAACCGCTCGAATTGGCGCTCAGTCTCGATTCCTTTGACTGCCGTGACTAGCGCGTCAGGGAGCATTGGGAACGTGACAAGAGAAATCTCCATGAGGTCGATTGCCGTCAATCGGCGCACCCGGCCATCCGCTTCCGGCTCGGCCTCGCGCACGCGATAGCCGATTGACATGGAGTCAATGGCCCCGGCGCGCAGTAGGATCAACGCCTCTGCGCCTTGCTTGACGTCGGCGAGGAGACGGCCCTTGACCTTCAGGCCGTAATCATCCTCAGCAATTGACTCATAAACGCCGATCACCTTGGACGTATCGTGCTGCCACAGCATTTTGACCTTGCGGCCCGTGTTGAGCGACGCGCGGAAAGCGCCCGGCGCAACCACGTCCAGGCCTTGATCGACCACGCCGAAAACCGACGCATACCCCTCAAACGTCCCGTCTGAATCTGGCATTGCCTTGATAAGCGCGGGCGAATGTTTGGTCTGCATTTATCGGCCCTCATTGCGTGTTGGCTAACTGTAGCACGTTTGCAACACTGTGGCTAGAGTATCACAAAAGCGACGGCGCATCGGCACCCGATTACCTCCGACGCACGCCCGCCCGGATCGCCTGGATACATAAGCCGCGTCCCGCCAACGCTAAAAGGCTCGTCCGCGCCAACCTCCTGACCGTCCGCGCGCCTGTGGCTGTCACGGGTCCGCGCATCGCTGCCAGCCATCCACTCGCGCCGATACTCAAGGCCCTCTTCTCGGATGGCGGCGTCTGCGCCCGCGTTGGCTGCGCCGTGGGTTTCGGTGCGGGCGATAAGGTTGGCGCGCCCAATGCTAAGGCTCGGGACATTCTCAAGGATGCGCGCGCCGATACCGGCCTGCCCAAGCCCGTCCTCATAGCCGCGCCGCACGCCGTCAACGATGCTGGCGCGCGTGGTCTCTGAGACGTAAGTGATGCGCTGCCGGATCGCCTCGGAAGCGACGTAGCGCAGCGCAAACGTCCGCATGATCGCCGCGAAATCCTTGCGCTCGGTCGGACCTGCGCCAGCCTTGGCAACGCGGTTTATGCGCTGCGAAAACGCTAGAATGCTCTCGCCTGCCATCGACGCATAAAGCGCTTCGACCCGCTCGATATGGTCGCGCGCCGCTGGCACTTCGCCGGTGATCTCCCAAAACGCCAGCATCTCGCGCATTGAGGCGCTGATTTCGCGTCGCATCCGCCGCTCGAATTTACCTGACAGGCGGTCGAGCAATAGGCCCTGCGCTCGCAATTCCTGAGCGCGCGTGTTGCCGGTGGCGAGCGTCATTTGACGTCGTGCCCATATGCCAGCGCCTTGGCGAGAGCGGGGGATATGTCGGCAGGCAGGATCGGCTCGCTTGCCATGCTGAGGCTGATTTGCGAGGACTGCACAAGCACAACGTCGCCGCCTTCAATCGGGTCATAACCTTTCATCTCGCGCCGCTCGTTAATCGTCAAATCGTCGGACATATTCGCCATGTCCCAAAGCGCGCTCCGCTTATCAACGATGGCGGGCACTTGGTCATAGTCGGCCTTGATCTGGACGCCCTGCGGCTTGCCTAACCATGCGCTCCAATCCTGCGCGATTAGATCGACTAGTGGGATAACCGTGTCTTCCCAAAACGCAAGCCGCGCCTCTTTGTAATTGCTATAGGTGTTGTCACCGGGGATGCCGAGCATTTGAGGGGGCACACCGAACGCCAGCGCAATGTCGCGCGCCGCGCTATTCTTGGCCTCTTGGATGCCCATGTCCGTTGGGCTGAGGCCCATTTCGTGCCAAGTCAAGCCGCCCTCCAAGATCATCGGGCGACCTGCGTTGTGCGAACCCGAATACTGGTCTTGCACCTCGGCCTTGAGTCGCTGGAACGCATCGTCGCCTAGCACGGTGTCGCCGCTTGCCACTAGCGCGCCGGATGGGCGAGCGCTGTTTTGCAAGAGCGCCTGCATATACTTCATCGCCTCGTTGTGCTGGTCGATGGCGTATGCGCCGGACTCGACGGGGCTTTGACCATACCAATCGTTGACCGGGTTGAACGCTTTCATGTGGCGCAGGTCAAAGGCCCCGCTTGGCGAGCGCGCAAAGATAACCTTCTTGCCGCCGACCTTGTAGCAATAATATTCCGGCAAGCCGTTTGCCGCAGGGATGATCTGCATACGGTCAGGGCGAAGCTGGTAAAGCTCGCGCGCCTGCCCCGCGACCGTCACGCGCTCCTCATAGCCGTTGCCCGCCAACAGGTAATAGCCGACCTTGGCGCGGATATACTCGGCCCCGGACTGCATCGGGTTTGGCTGCGCGATCAACTCCAACAGCGGGTGCGCGATAAGCTCCTGCTCACCCCGGAACGCCAGCCACCGCACCGACGCCACCGCGTCACAGATGCGATTGACGGCCTGATAGGCGATGACGTTGCGCCGGTATGCCTCGTCCGCGAACGCCGCATAATCGCGCGGCGACCACACGGGCTGGCCTGGTGTCATGACATGCGTGTAGGCTGCGGCGGATTCTTTGACGCTCGGCACGTCAGCGCGCCCAAACAGACGTGGGAATTTCATCTATGCGTCCTCTGAGACGTGGCTGTTGCCGAAAGGTAACACGTTTAGCAATGTGTTGCCACTACGCCACACATGGCACGGGATAGGTGTGGGCCGTCAACCGAAGTCCGGTTTAGCGCGGGGACTGCGGCTGCGGCGCTGTCACGGCACGGGAGTGGGGTGCGAGCTACCCCTAAACTTGTGCCGTTGCACGCTAGAGCGCGATAAGTCATGATTGAGCAATTATAAACAGCTAAGGGCGAAAAAACGCTATGCAAACCTATCTCACTATGAAGCAACTTTCAGCCAAGCTTGGCAATCGCTCACGCGGCGCGCTTTACCAAGACGTTGCGGCGGGCCGACTCCCGCAGCCGGTAAAGCTTGGCGGGCGGTTCTATTGGCCTGAAGGAGATGTTGACGAGCATCTGCGAAACATGCGCGAAGAGGCAAAAGGGCCTGTGGCTTAAACGGGGCAAGCGAAGCCATCTAGAAAATTCGTGTGGCCAAAAGCCCGAGCCGCTGAGGCCACACGACTTCAAGACATACCCTAGAGCCTGCGCAGCCTCGGAGCGGATCGCGCGCGGATTAGCGGTTGGAGCGCGTAGCGGATTGAGTCGATAAAATGGTTGTGATCGTCAACAATCGCCGGGAGGATGTCCCCGCTTAGGCGATCCACCTTGTGCGAATATAGCCGCGCCTCTCGCGCCGCCATCGGGCAGTCCGGGTGGATCGTCATGCCCGCCGACTTGATCCAGCTAACGCCATCCTCGACGCTGCCCGCGCCCTTCTTGACGCCGGTGATGCGGGGCAGGCCATGGCGCGCTAGGTAGCTGATGCTCTCAGGGCGCGCGCTATCGGCCCGCGACGTGTGGCGCTCTATGCCGGGCAGGCGGTCGATAAGAAACGGCGCGGTGTCGTCAAGCTCAAGGCCAACCTTGCCAGCCTCGCGCCGAACGTGAACGCGCCCGTTGTGCAGCCACACCTCGACGGCGGTCGTCGGGTCTTGTGCAAAGCCGAAGTCGATGCCGAAGTATGGGCCGTCCCAGCCGTCGCTCGGCTCAAACTCTGCCACGTCGTATCGGCCCTTGAACACCTGCGCGTCGGTGATCGAGAGGAAGCCGCCCTCCCAAATGTGCTGATAGGTGTCCGGTCGATTGCGCTGGTCTCGCAGGCGCTCAATCTCAAGCACCGCAGGGAACCACGGGTTATCGCTCCAATTCATTTCAGCGATCTTGATGCCATCGGGCGGCGTATCGCGGAAGCGCTTATGCGTTGCGCTTTCGCTGCTCTCGGGGTTCCAAGTGACCCACACCTCGGAATCATCCTCTCGCACCGTCGGCAGGAGCGTGCGCCAGGCGGATTCGCTCACCGTCTCGGCCTCATCGACCCACGCGAGCAAGAGCTTGGACTTGCTTTTGACGCTGGCGAGGTTGACGCGCAGGCCCGCGAACGCATAGCGAATGCGCCCGTCGGTTGAGCGAATGAACCTGTCGCCGATCTCGTAATATGCGGCAAGCCAAGGCACGGCGCGGATCGCGGCCTTCACCTCTTCCATGCTAGATTCATCGAGCGAATTGAGATGCTCGCGCGCGCAGAGGATAACGCCCTCTTGCCCCGACATGCCGCAACGGTAGCCATGCACGGCGGACATAAGCGCAAACGTCCGCGTCTTGCCCGATCCGCGCCCGCCGTATGCAGCACGGTAGCGCGCGGCTCCGGTGAACACGCGGCGCAGCTTGGGCGGGACTTCAATCCTCGCCGTCGTCATCCGGGCTTACCAGTTCGATGCGGTTCGGGGACATGCTGCCGTCGCTTGACGTGTGGTCAACATGGGCGCTTTCACGGAACCCGGCGCGCGTCTTCATCCAAAAGATTTGCGCAGCCGTGTCGCCCTTTAGGGCTTTGTTGAATAGCGCTCCGCCGATTGTAGCGTTTGCTTCGGAGTGCGAAACATCAAGCTCATCTCGATACCACTTGCGGAGCGTCTTCGGGTCAATGCCAAGTATGCGCCCAATCATTTCATGCGGCGTTCCGACCCGCGCGTGACTCGTTACCTTTTCGCGCGTCTCGTCGGTTGGCTGATGCGGCAGGGTCACTTCATCTTCTCCTCTGTCCCGCAATGATAGGCGGGAAGTTTTGCCCCAAACGAAAAAAAACCGCCCCCCGCGTTGGCAGGAGGCGGAAGTCGCAACAGGAGGAGGCGGGCACATGACGACCCGACAAAGCCAATGTTGCACGGGTCGCACGGGCGGTCAAGCGTCGTCGTCGCCCGGCTCCCAGTCGTCTATCTCCGCGTCAGAGTCCTCCTCAGCGGAATCCCAGATCAGCCCCTCAGCGGAGCTATACATGCCGCCGCGCAGGTAGCCCTCAAGGGTGGCTCGGTCGTCGCCCCTCATGTTCATGGCGTCGGCGGTTGCCCGTATTTGCACGGCTCTTTTTTCACCGGGGGTCATTCCTCGCCCTCCATCCGCGCAATTTCCGCCGCGATGGCGTCGCGCATAATCCCCAAACACCGCCGCGCTGGCACGTCCATCGGCCACGCTGCCATATATGCCACGCGAATAATTCGACCACGCCCATCTGTCATCTGCCGCGTAAACTCGGCTGGCGTAAAGCCAGGGGCCCTCATGCACGCCAACGTAACGGTTTCCATCGCCATTGCCGCAATCAGGTCATCCGCCCAAAACAGGGCCTTGCGTAAATCCCTCATCTCCTCACCCTTCAGGTGCGCGCGCATCACGTATTGCACGATCTGCGCGAGCGGACCGCACAGGCGGCGCGAGAGGTTGATGATTTCGATTGGGTGCGCCGTGTAGTGCGCTGGGGACGTTACAGGGTCGTCTATTGCAATTTTAGTCATGTCGTCTCTCCTGCCTTCCAGCCGCAAACACGCCCGCCGATTTCCGGGCATCGCT